TCCGCTGTTATTCTATATTGCATTCTTGATTTAAGTGTCGGAAGTAAATTTTCAACTTTTATCATATCGCTCTCCTATAATTATTTTTTAATTGCTCTTTTTTTAAGTGAAGCAGGAATAGGTCTTGCCTTATTAACTTGCTTTCTCTCGTATGCTATTTCTCTTTCTTTTTCTTTAATTTCTTCGATTTCTTCTCTCTTAGATAATAGTTCTTCAACGATTTCGTCTTCATCTTTTGTTTGTTCAACAATTTCAGTTTCAGTAATTTCATCTTCAACATTATCTTCAACGATTTCTTCTTTTACTTTTTCAAGGGCAATATCTTCTTCAATACTTTCTTGTTTTTTGCTTATAGCAACACTATCAAAAGGTTCTATAAACTGAACAATGCCATCATTAAGTTTTTCATATTGCTCTTTCGTAATATTGAAATTAAATTCTGTTTTAGGTTTGAGCATTAAGCCATTCCATAATAGATTGCTCAATACTATGCCTTTTACACTTTTTTTATCACTCATTTTTTTCTCCTAAGCATTTGATTAAACATGTTTAGCAATATACAAACCTTTTGGATTTGCAATTACAGGAAGTCCAACGCCAGAAGCGATTGTCCATACACCAACTGGGTCTTTTGTGCTTTCACTATGAACTGTTACAAATGCAGTTGTTTGTTCAACAAGTCCATAATCTTCTGCTGGTGTGCTTGTCATAAATGTTTTTCCAAGTGCTCCACGAGTTGTAACGAATGAAATTGTATCTTCTGGGAAAAATCTTATTTCTTCTGTGTCAAGTGCGTTGAGTTTATATGTGTCATCCCATTCAATAAATTCAATTTTAACCAAACTCAAAAGATAATCTTTAATCCAGTCTGTTGTTGGGTATGCATTTTGACCAGCTGCCAAACCAAGCAATTCTTTGTTTGAAAGCATATATCCAAACATTTTTTCACTAAGAAATGCCCTAGTAATTTTGTTTTTAGATCTTCTTCTAATTGCAATCAAGTCTGAAATGATACTATGATTTGGGTCATCCCAGTTAGTAATTGCAATTCTGTTTTCAGCTGGAACATTGAAGTCAATCACTTTATCAATATTGTTTTCCTTAATTGTAATTGTTCCAGTTCCAACAAGTTCAGCTGCCATAACTTCAAGTCTTGTAATAACCCTTGAAAGAAGGTTTCTAGCATCATCAAAAATAAGTTGAAGTGCCAATCTTTCACTTGCTGACATACCAGCATCGTTTAATTTTTTCTTTAATGCTTCGCCTTGATTTAATTTTTCTTTAATCAATACAAGCTCTTCTCTAAATTCTTCAAGATTAGGTCTGTCGCCAATTCTTGCTTCTGTATCAAAAGCGTGAACTAATGCAACTACTGGAATATCATGCCCTTCCATAAGTTGTTGCATAGCCACTTTAAGCGCAGATGTTTTTTCCATTGGAAATAGTCTTAATCCTTTAAATCCTTCGACTGCTCTAAGATAGTCAAAATCTCTACCAACTTCAAACCATTTAACATCTTTAATTTGTTTAATGTAATCCATTTTTTATCACCTCTCCTTATACCGCAAGTGTGCCAAAGTTATATGTATATTTATATACTTTGGTTACACCATTATATTGAATATCAATTAAATTCATATTTGATGGTGTTACGACTTTATTTCCAATAGTTCCAGAACCATCAGTATCATATACGCCAAATGCATTTATTAAATATGTTTTTCCATTCATAGTATAAATATCATCTGCTGTAACAGAAGCCAATGTTCCACCATGTCTACAATATTTAAGTTTTGTTATATCAAAATTATTTACCTTTATTTCAATTAACGCTACAAAGATATTTGTTACTGCTGCATCATAACCCAATCCTGTTTTTGTTTCTGGTTTAATCGAAGGAATTGTTCCACTAACATTTATTTCATAATCAACACCACTTACTTTGCTTTCACTTAATGCAAGGGAATATCCACTTGCTCCAATTTCATATTCCGTGCCACCAAATGGGTATAAATAAACTGAATTTGGATAATTAATTGC